CTACAAGATGGAACAGCACCGTGCTGGTCGTTGGGTTCACAGTCCTGTGTCTTCACTTGGACAACTCATGAAATCAGAATACCCTACTTTGTTGGCAGAAAGCGTTCGCCCACTATGGTCTGAGGCTGTCGCGTTGATGGTAAAAATGAATTTGGATACTCTTGAACATCGCACTGAACTTCCAGAAGCAGGTAAGGTTCGCACTATGACTAATCCTAAGCATCGTGAGGCATCAGAAAAAGAATCGGCTGGTGTCATCGACGCCGATGATGATGCGAATATCCTCAAACCTCAGAAAGCCGAGGCCATGGCAAAGACGCTTCTTCGTATCGCTGACCTTGTAGACCGTATAGAGAAAGAGAAGATGAGTGGGAGAACTAGTGCTCAGGGCCTTGGTATCTTTGGAGATGGGGTAGAATCTCCACGTGGCCCAACGCGCCTTACATCTGAACAATCCATGCCTGATTGGGACATGCTGGAGCGCCCTACAGAAGACCCCGAAGAGGAATATCCCGGTGCTGCTGAGAAACGCAAAAAAGCCGAGCAGTATGACGAAATTGAAGTTGGCGATGCAGGGCCTTGATGCCGTTTTATTAATATAGATGAACAATGAGTGGTGGGGTGTGTGCTTCGACAACCGGAACGACTCAGTGGTCTTTCACTCCTCAAGGGGAGTTCAGACCTCGTGGTCGCAGGATATGCCTCAGTTGAACTGGTCGACAAGCAGGGAGATTTGATAACGCGCTCGGCTTTGAAAGATGCTTTCAAGAAGTTCATGACAGAGCCAAAATATCGCAACGTTCAACTCGCGCACTCAAATATTCAAGTTGGAGAAGTAATACCAAATTATACAGACACAGAAGGGAGGATGTGGAAAAGCGAAGTTGATGACGCCGGAATGTTCGTCGTAGTCCAACTGAGAAATGATATCGAAAAGGCACGAGAAGTCGCAGCCGAAGTAAGAAAAGGAAATCTCACAGGATTCAGTATTGGAGGACAAGCATTCAAGCGCGTAAATAAGAGCGATAATACTCACGGCTCATACCAAGAAATCAGCAAACTGGAACTACACGAAATCACAATCTGCGAAAAAGGAATAAACCCGGAAGCAACATTCAAGATATTGAAAGAAGATAAAAACAACAAGGTGACAAAAATGACCGACGATGTAATGGAACAAATGAACAGCGTTCTCGAACGCTTAGAAGGACGATTGGACTCGATGGAGAAAGGTGAAAAAGGAAAAATGCCTCCTCAATTCGAGAAAAAGAAGGACGAAGAGAAAGACAAGGATGACGCTGAGAAAGGCGTGCATGCTAAAATGAAGGACGAGGAAAAGATGTATGGTAAGATGGAAGACGAGGATGATAAGAAGAAGTCCGATGAGTTCTCTGATGTTATCACTGCTGAATACCTCGACTGGATGGAGAACACTCTCAAATCCGCTGGTGTAGACACCGCAGAGGCTCGCATGCACTTCGACAATCTTGCTAAGGCTAACCTCGGCTCTACTCCTGAATCCATTGGAGACGGTGCTGACTACTTCGCTGCTCAGGTGAAGGGCCGTGCTCAAGAAAGCGGCTCCCCTTCCACTAACGCTATTTCACGCGCTGGTCTTGGAAGTGGTGGAGAAGTTACCAAGGGTGATTTCCTAACATCTGTAGACCCAGCATCTGCTGAAGAAGCATACGCTGTCTTCAAGGCTGCAAAGCAGGAAGAAGAACTTCGCAAGGCACTTGAGGGTAACTTCGAGGCTCGCTACGCTGAAGAGCGCACTGCTGAAATCACAAAGGCTCAGGCTCAAGAATTTGATGCCCGTGGCCCTCTTGATGAAGTCATGAAGGCTCTTGACGCTCTGAATGAGCGCATTGACAACATTGGCTCATCTGTTGAATCCTCAACTATTGCAAAGGCTGACAGTCCTTCCATCGAGGTGCCTTCTACGGCTGACCTCGCCAACATGAGTTGGGAAGAAGTTCACCGCCTCGCAGGAGGATTGTTCACTCAGTGAACAGGAATTGAATTAAAAAAAGAGAGATGATTAAAATGGCACGAAACTACGTTAGAACAGTTACAGACATGGAGCGCTACTACTATGGCGCTGGAAATGCAATGGGATACACCTACAGTGGTAGTGAACTATTGAAGGCTGACAGCCCAATGCTATCCTCAACTGCTGGAACCTACCAAGCAATCTACGGTCGCAAAGTATGGAGCCAGTTGAACCAAGAATTCAACGCTTTCTCAATCCTACCAAAGCGCCCATGGGACCGCAGCGGTTGGAGAGTTATCACAGAGAAGCCAAACGCTGGTGTCGTTCACGGTGGACTTGCTGAAAACGGTGTCCTTCCTGACACTGTAAAGCCTACCTTCCAGCACGTCGCTGCAAAGCCTAAGACCATTGCTCACTCATTCGATGTGAGCGAAGTCGCTGTGTTCCTTGCAGACAAAGACGATGGATTGGGCGACATGCGAGCAGTCCTAAAGGAAGAAATGGGTAAGCACCATGCTGAGATGGTCAACAAGATGCTACTAACTGATTCCGAGACAGTCGCAGGAAACAACTTCGAGTCCCTTGACCGAATCACTGGAAACGACGGTGGTTCATCCGGTGGACTAACATCCATGGAAACTGGTGCTTCAGCGGGAACTGACCACTGTGGTGCTAACGACCTAGATATCTACAGCATTGACCGAAGTGCAAACTCATGGTCTAACGCTGTCGTCAACTGTGGTGCTGACCGCGCTGCTGGTAGCCGACGAACCTTTTCCCTCGACCAATTGGATGATGTGTTCCAGAGAATGTGGGAACTTGGTGGAAACCCTAAGGTTATGCTAACTGGATATGATACTCTAATGCGCCTACAGCAGTTGCTACAAGCACAGCAGAGATTCATGGAAGAGAAGCGCGTTACACCAACCTACAACGGTGTAAAGGGTGTTCCCGGTATCGAAGCCGGTTTCATCGTCGCAACCTACAACGGTGTTCCAATTATTCCATCCAAGGACGTTGAGAAGGACGGCATCAGCCGAGTTTACTTCCTCGACACGGACTACCTTTACTTCTCCACGGCAATCCCGACTCAATACTTCGAGTCCGGTATCGAGACAGGCGACCCGTTCGCTATCAACCGCCTCGGTCAGGAAGGGCTATACCGAACCATGGGTGAGGTATGGACTACCTTCTTCCGCGCACAAGGGAGCATTAGGGACTTGTCCTGATGGAGAACAGAGAAATAAGGAGATGATGAAAAATGGCAACCGTAACCTCGCACACAAACTTGACAGTAACGACTACTTACTTGGATTTACCAATTGGTGGAAACACCCCCGGTGCTCCAGCAACAGTGCCTAACGCAGATGGCACAGTTGGAGATAACACTGCATGGTTATCCGGCACAGCAGCACCCGGAACTTACCCCGGTGCTCTTACAGGATTCCAAGCAGTAAACACTAGCGCTAATGAGCCAGTCAGTGGACTTCGACTAATTTCAGTCATGGTCACTGGTGACACAGGAACAACTCAGAAGTTTGCAGTAAATGCTTTTGACTCAAGCCTAAGTCGTATCTACGCAGTTCTTTCAGTCGTCAACAACACTGACACTGATGAGAGCCTACTTGCAGCAGTAACTGTTGTAGCCCACGAAACTGGTGAATTAACCTTCACAGTCGGTGGCGCTACAGACACGACCTTGATTACACTAATCGCCGGTTGAAGGTGATTACAAATGCCTATTGTGACTTACATTGGTCGCTCCCACACGCGTCGGGCTACAGACCCGAAGATGCCTGATTGGGAACAAAATAGACCAGTTGAAGTAACAACTGCATGGGTCGATAGATACGCTCCTCGTCTTGATGAGTTGAACTTTCGCATAGAGGGTTGGACTGCAACAGAGGCAGAGGAGCGAAGTGAAGACCTTGGTAATGATGGTATACCTGATGAGAAATGGTCCCGTAAGGATATTCAAGGCTGGTTGGCTACTTATGATATCAAACCTAAGGGCTACGCAACCAAGTCCACACTACTCGAACTCGTCGCAACTGTTATGAGTCCCGACGGAGTGGCAGAGACAGAAGAACTCGTAGCCGAGTCGAAAGAAGAAGAAGAGTGATTTAGATGGCAGTAACAATTGACCCCCGACCTACCTATTTTGGTGACCGAATGATTGTAACAGGAACGTTCGCACAGGCAGATGCGAGTATTGATTTGAGTGGTTTACTCATTTCTATTGATGCTTTTATCCTTAACAGCACAGCCGCTCCTGCTACTTTCAATGTAAGAAATGCGGCTGATGATGATAATCAGGCTCTGTCTTTTACTCCTTTAGGACACGTTGACGGAACCACAATTACTATCATTGGTGGTAACGGTGGCTCTGGTGCTTCCTCTAACGGAACTTTCCTTGCGATTGGTCGCCGCTCTTGAGGGCGGTGATTTAGATGGCAAAGTCAGTTACAATTCTTGGGCCTTTCCCACCAAAGAACTTTGCTGACACCACATTGAGAACAGCAATCGCTACTGACATTAGCACTGCTATTGGTAGCAATACTTGTGTGTCTTGTGACCCTCATACTATACTGGGTAATATCTACATTATTGTGACTACAAGTTGAGAGTGAGTGGTATGCATGGGTTTGGAACTTCATACAATTGAGTTTTCAGATATAGAACGCATGCAGAAACAAGCCATTCGTTCTGATGTTAACCTCGACCTCGGTGCAATCGCTGACGAAGACCGTCCTCTACAGGGCGTTGTAAGTGAACAACGCAATCGAAATAGTGAGGCTGCTGATATTCTTAATATCGGTAAAGGCACTCGTTGCAAGCATTGTGGTATGCTTCACTTCCTGTGGCGAGAAACATGTGCAACTTGTAAGAAGCCCATGGAATATAACCTCGGCCACCGAGATGAGGAGGCAAGGGAGTAGATGCCAGTTGTCTTTAGTCCCGGCGAGCCTGAGACGCGCCCTCTCGACCCTACAGCAATTGTCTATACCTCTGCTCAAAAAGTCGCTGACTATCTTGGCATCGGTCCTCAAGAACCTGTTCTTGTCTCTGCTGATTCTGTTTCTGATGGTGTCTTTATCACTGGCGACGATTACAGAAGGTGCGGGACTGAAGTAGGAGACACAATCCTCATTTACAGTGATGCCAATCCTCTTGGCGTTGAAAAGACAATTACTGCAATTAGCAATGGTGGTGCTAGTGGTGTTAAGTTAGAGTTCACTGGCTCCTTTACCCATGCTGATTTTCAGGTAGCAGACAACGCTTTTGTGCAGAATAATGCATCTTTTACTAACGGCACTGTTGGTCGTCAGCGTGGTGTAACAAGAGCGATTGTGGAGACACGTATTCGTGAAATACAGGACCGTATTGATAACATCACACATAACGCGTGGCGACCCTACCTTGTGAGTGCAGAATACATCAATTTCGATACATACAAACCATACCGTCGCCGTTACTATACGGACTATGTTGGAACAACTCCCCTTCTATTTCGCAACGTTCAACAGATGTTACGGATTGAACTATGGCAGGGTGATGACTATCGTGAAATCTGCGGGGCTGAAGTTCGTATTGGTATACCCGCTGATGTTCGTGCTATTAGTGGGTCAATCGTAATGTCGCCGGGTAACGGAACTGCCGCTGTTTTGACCGCTGGCACTGGCACTGGGCAGTGGCGTGCTGACTTTGATGCCACAACCACTGCACAAAATCTTGCTGACCTCATCAACAAAGAGGACCGTGTGAGTAAGGCTGCTGTTGACTTCTCACCTACGTTTACTCTTGAGGGAAGCACAAGTAACATCGCTGTTCACAATGAGTTCTTTGCTACAGCCAATGCTGACTATGGCACTGGTGTTGTCAAAGTTTCAAGCATGCGCCCTGTAAAAGCGGG